ATGCTGTCGCGCAAAAACGGTCACTCCGCTTGCCCTATGTTGACTACCTAACCAGTGGACAGTATTGGGGGACTGAGAGTGGTGGTCGTGTGATCTTGCCGATCTCTGAAACTGTACACAGAGAACGGTACTGCTGCGACCTAGACAATGAGGAGGAGATTTTCATCTCCCAGTCACTACGAGCGCCTCACAAAATAAAGGCTGTACAGCACCCTGGGCAAGACTCGCTGTTCTACACTCAGGCAAATCAAACAGCTTCCGAAACAACAGAACCAATGGACAATACGGCCTCGTCCACAACAAATGCCGATAACATAACATCACGAAATCAAATCACGACATTTAGCGACACATCAATACTGACTCAAACTACCCCACAGGACGTGGCACCGATACCATTAATACCCGTCGACCCGTACATGAAAGAGAGCTTGACTGCATTCATTGGCCGCACGTATTATGCAACCTATACGTGGACACCAGCTATGGCTATGGGAACACTCATTGCACAAGTCTCATTTCCGAATTTCCTGCTCTCCGTTATACCAATTTGGGACAAGGTGAAAAATTTTGCCTATTTCCGAGCGGGAGTAAAAATTGGAATTCGAATGAATGGATCAAAATTCCATTACGGGCAAATGCTTGTGTCATGGTCACCCCAATTCAACAATACATTGGATCTTGTGAACGCAACCAATAACATTTTTTCGGCATCAGGATGTCCATGCTTCACCATATCACCATCTGAAAATGAAGTGCATGAATTCGAGTTGCCGTATGCGTTACCATACAACTACATCCCACTATACAATGAATCAGCAGCGATAAATCCGGCGTATCAATTCGGGGTTGTGAACATGTATGTTCTAAACCCATTGTCCAATGCCTCAACACCAACACCAGTGTCATTCACATTGTTCGCAAATTTTGTGGACGTGGATGTTGCCGGTTATAGTGCTGTGGGTTATACGATACCAACACGAATAACGAATACGCAAGCAACGACACCTGCTATTCTTCCAGCGACACCAGCTCGACCAACATCAGTTGTGGGACCAGATCCTTTACCACCTGCACCCATCACACCACCACCCACGACGGATGAGGAAGTCTTCTTCGCTCAACGAGCGTCGAAAGAGCAATCAGCAAAGAGTGAGAAAGGCATCATCGGCACAGTACTTGAGTCTGTATCAGCCATCTCTGGAGCATTAACATTCATACCAGAGATAGGCATAGTTGCAGCAGGAATTTCAGCAGCGACAGGAGGTGCGGCAATGGTGGCGAATTACTTTGGCTGGACAAATCCGGTGTCATTACGGGCCATACAACCAGTCACGATTAAATTCGCAAATCTGGTCAACACCCATGGGCTCAATGACGGCACCAATTTGACGATAAAACCCGATGCAGCTGTTGCACCAGCATGCAACCTCTTGGGCGGGAATGGACATGAAATGGAAATGCTTCATATTGCGCAAACACCATCATTGCTAATAGCAGGAGCAACATGGAGCCCGAGCGATGCAACTGACTCGACACTAATTTACCAACGAGTTGGCCCAGCACAACTCAATCAGGACACAGGCGGAGTCTGGTTCCCAAATCTGTTACAGTATGTGACAAATACGTGTCAGTATTGGCGAGGATCAATTCGTTACCATCTCCAAGTCGTGTGCTCTCAAATGCACGTCGGCAGATTGCGAATATCATACGACCCATATATTTACCTTGGAGCTCTGACGAGTGACCAGCTTGCCAGCACTACATCATTCATACTTGATATTGAACAACAATCATCAATTTCATTCACAATTCCATACCTATTCCATCAACCGTGGTCGTTTACATCATACACCACGACAGGTATTACAGGTTATCAGCCTGGCAGCATTGGAACTATCCGCATCAGTGTCGTAAACGTGTTGAATCACCCAGCAACCCCAGTACCAGGAGTCTTCATGAACCTCTGGGTGTCTGCCGGGCCTGATTTCCAACTTGCACGACCAACAAATGACAATCTATTTACTAACTGGTACCTACAAGCTTCAGATGAAGATACTGAAGAGACAGCATTCGAGACACAAGGACTGACACGTGACGATATACGGTCAATGCCTGCACCACCACTTGTGCCAGCAACTGGTTCACGTGAGAATAACATCTGCCATGCGGATGAGGTGCATCATATCAAAGATCTGGTTATGAGACCCCAGAACATTGGTTATCTTCCAGATACTATGACAACCTCGGCTTTAGCGTTTTCCATCAATCCATGGCTCCCAGTAGTCCGACAACCCGGTACTGCTGCGAACTATGTTGATATGTACTCATATATGCGGTGCATTTATCGCTACAGTCGTGGTGGTATCCGTGTCAGCTTCCAAAACAATTCGTCCCAAACGCCAGGCAACCAGTACTACTCACTTATGTCGAACTTTGCTTGGTTGATGCCAAATACATTGACACTAACAGGATATCTGTCAGCAACATCGGCAGCATCAATAATTACAAACTCACTATTCCAATACAACGATGGTTGTCAATATTCCAACAGTCCATTAATGCCACAGTCAGTGGTGATGCCATGGTATGCAAATGTGTACGGCATCACTAATGCGGGACGCTATGCGGCCACGTCAGCCAACTACTGGCTTGTCTCGGCATGGACATTTGTCAACAATCTATACGTCACCTATCTTGGAGGAGGTGCGGTAACGATGGCAGCAGCAGACGATTACGAATTGGTGTATCTGGTTGGTCCTCCAGCAATCAATGCAACCAATACATAGGTTTTTCCTGACCTTCGCGTAACATCGCGTAAACATACATTTTATTTAATATCCAAAATTCAACACACTTGCTTTAATAGCTTACAACTTGTTTTTCCCAAGTGTGGTGAGCCCCTGTGATGGGTTATCATTCGCAACCGATTAGCGGTTCGCATG